AGTTGTCGAGTCTGCGCGAAGAGATCAAAGAGGTTACTCACTCGATCGACCTGAATCGCGAGAAGATCAACCTGCAAGAGCAGTACGTAACCGATATGCGCGGTGCCAACGAGGAGACCATTCGGTCGTACGAGCAAAAGATCAAGGAGTGGAACGAGGAGATCGAGGCCCTGTTTAATCAGACCAAAGAGCTGCGCGAGTATATCGATCAGAACAGTGTCGACGATCAGATTGAAAAGATTTCAAGTACCCGTGACCAGATCAAGGGATACGAGGCCCAGTTTAAACAACAGGTATCGTCCCTTGTCACGGAAGCCAAGTTCTATGAACAGAATGATACGTGCCCGACCTGCACACAGGATATCGATCCCCATCTTCGTGAGACGAAGTTAAACGAGAGTAAACAAAAGGCCGGTGAGTTGCAGAAGGGTATATCTGATGCGGCGGCCAAGTCCGATGAACTAGAATCACAACTCAAGCGGCTGCGTGACATATCGGCCGAGACCTCGCGCGCACGTGCGACAGTCTCGTCGAACAACAAGTCGATAATGCGGCTACAAAAGCAAGTGGCCGATACGACCCAAGAGATCGAACAACTTCAAAGTTCGTCGGGTGATCTGTCGACCCGCGAGGCCGAACTGACCGAGTTAAAAGAGCAGCGCGAGACCCTTGCGGACAGGAGAGTGGATCTCCTTGGCCAGCAAGTGTACAAGCAAGCCGGCGCCGAGATGCTCAAGGATACGGGTATCAAGACCAAGGTCGTCCGCGAGTATCTCCCGATGATGAACCAGTTGATCAATCAGTACCTCCAGACCCTCGACTTTTTTGTGTCATTTACCCTTGACGAGAATTTTGAGGAGACGATCAAGTCCCGGTACCGTGATGCATTCTCGTATGCCTCGTTCTCAGAGGGCGAGAAGTCGAGAATCGATTTGGCCCTGATGTTTACGTGGCGGCAGATCGCTCGGTCCAAGAACACGACGTCGACCAACTTGCTTATCCTCGACGAGACATTCGATTCGTCACTCGATTATGATGGGATCGATAACCTGCTCATGATCCTGAATACGCTCGAGGAGGGGACCAACACCTTTGTGATATCTCATAAGGGCGATCAGGTTCTTGATAACAAGTTTGACCGCAAGATCGGATACTACAAGGAAGGCAATTTCTCGAGTACACAGATCGAAGAGGGTTGACCACACCCGGTCAATTTGGTAATATCCACGGTACTTACAACATGCGAGGTACGGGTGTATGCGTAAAATGTTTCGGTTTATAAAGAAATGGTTTATTCGATATCAGGTGCGTATGCTCGGCCGCGCGGTCAATAATCTCGAGAGGAAGTACCGCAAAGTAAGAAAGAATGGAGAGACTGATGGGACTTCTGGTAACTAACTATATCGACGAAACTCCATGTTCGTATGCACTGATCGAAGACGCAGATGACGGTTCCAAGAGTATAGTCACGTCAATTGCAGCAAACTTTCTTCACGAGTGTGTACACATACAAGACTCGACACTCCCATTCGAGCGTATTGACGACATGATCGATGCACTCACAGAGATGCGGGATAACATCAAAACAATTAAGGACGCACATGAATTATAAGTTTCGGGAAGATGAGTTGATCAATGAGTTTAAGGAATACATTGACTCGACGTACCAGTCGCATTATGCTTCGGGTAAGTTACAGTCAACTGAAGTGATCATTGATCGTGGGCGAGGAATGGACTTTGCCCTTGGGAATGTTGACAAGTATAATGCCCGATACGGAATCAAGGAGGGGCGCAACCGAAAGGATATCCTCAAGATCCTTCACTATGCGCTAATCTCCCTGTATGTCCATGACCTTGAGGCCGAGTAATATTTTGTAATGCAGGAGAATATGATAATGCAGCTTTCACCACAAACCATTTCGATTCTTAAATCGTTCTCGGGGATTCAGTCGAATATCCTCTTTACGGGCGGTAACACGATCGAAACGCTTTCCGAGACCAAGACGATCATGGCATCGGCAAAGGTCGAGGAGACATTCCCCGACGGTCAGATCGGTATCTTTGATCTGCCCGAGTTCCTTGGCGTCCTCAGTATGTTCGAGAATCCATCACTCCAGTTTGATGATGGATACAAGTATGTCGATATCTCAGAGGGTTCTAACTCGGTTCGGTACTACCTATCCGACCCGTCGATGCTGACATACCCGAAAAAAGAGATTACACTCCCGTCCGTGGACATGGAGTTCAATCTCTCAAAGGAAAATTTGGCATCGGTGCGAAAGGCCGCGTCAGTACTGTCGGCACCCGACATGGTCGTGGCAGGAAGCCCGGGAGACGGTTCGGTTGACATCACGGTCACGGACATCGAGAATCCGACGTCCAATACTTTTAGCATCGATCTGCCAGACAATATGGTCAACAAGGACCCGAACTCATCGTTCTCGTTGGTGTTCAAGGTATCGAATCTTAATAAGCTAATTGGAACGGAAGGGTACAAGGTATCTGTGTCAAAGCAGATGTTCTCGCACTTCCAGTCAGACAGTGGAACCCACCAGTATTGGGTCGCACTGTACAAAGAGTCCTCTTTTGGGTGAGGTAAATTACCCAGTCTTTTGTACTATCAGTAGGAGCAAAGTGAAATGAGTGAAGAAGAAATGAATCAGGTAGAGACCACGACCGCCGAGGCTGCCGAGGCCGAGGGTCAGGTGTCCCTTGGGATCGGTGATCTTGCATCGGTAGTGCAGATCATCGATGTATGCTCGCAGCGCGGTGCCTTTCAGGGCTCGGAGCTCGAGGCCGTCGGTGCCCTGCGTGGTCGTGTTCAGCAGTTCGTCAAGGCGAATACCCCGGCCGAGGAAGCCGAGGGTGAAAGTGAGGGAACACCTAATGAGTGATGTGACTATTCCTTCGTCTCCCGATGATCGCAGTTCTATTCGAGCTGCAGTCGAGGAGATATCCAATTCCCTCACTCGCATTGAGGGTGAGCAGGATCAGATCAAGGCAGTCTTGGCGATGATCGAGGAGAAGTATGACATCCCCAAAAAACAGGCTCGTAAGCTCGCCAACATCTATCATCGTCAGAATGCATCTGAGGTGATTGGCGAGATGAACAGCATCGAGACTCTGTACGAGGCGATTGCACGAGCATAGGCTGTATGGTACGATCGTATCACTCCCCGTAGCTCAACTGGATAGAGCATCAGCCTTCTAAGCTGACGGTTGTAGGTTTAAGTCCTGCCGGGGAGGCCATTTTCACTGATGAGTGAGCATTATATTATGAGCAACAATGAAGAGTTCCTGTGGGTCGAAAAGTATCGGCCCCATCGAATTGATGAATGTATCCTTCCCGAATCGATTCGACAGACGTTCAACAGTATTGTCGAGAGCAAGGACTTACCGAACATGCTGTTCTCTGGGACACCGGGTGTTGGTAAGACGACCGTCGCCCGCGCACTGTGCGAGCAACTGGACCTTGATCATATCGTCATCAACTCGTCAGAGGACGGTAACATCGATACACTGAGGGGTAAGATCCGCCAGTTTGCATCGACGGTATCCTTTCATGGTGGCGTCAAGGTCGTTATTCTTGACGAGGCAGATTATCTGAACCCCCAATCGACACAGCCGGCGCTTCGTTCGTTTATCGAGGAGTTCTCTAACAACTGTCGGTTTATCCTGACGTGTAACTTCAAGAACCGGATCATCGAGCCACTACACTCGCGGTGTTCGGTATACGATTTCTCGATCCCCAAGGCAGAACGTCCAAAGATCGCTACCTCATTCTTCAAGCGGTTGACCACGATTCTCGATACCGAGGGCGTTGATCGTGAGGACAAGGCGATCGTTTCGATGATCGAGCGTCATTTCCCTGACTGGCGGAGAGTGCTCAATGAGTGCCAGCGGTACTCTATGGCCGGGAAAATTGACGCCGGCATTCTTGTGAATATGTCAGACGATAACGTCAAGAATCTGATGGGGTATCTTCAAGAAAAGGACTTCACGAAAATGCGACGGTGGGTTGCCGATAATATCGATTCGGAGCCCCATGCCATCTTTCGGAAACTGTACGATGTCCTGACCGAGCACCTAAAGCCCGAGTCAGTGCCACAGGTCGTATTGATTCTGGCACAGTACCAGTACTACGATGCCTTTGTTGCGGATCACGAACTCAATGTCGTGGCGTGTATGACAGAAATTATGGTCACAGCGGAGTGGAAGTAATGTTCTTTGGTAATCTATTCAAGAAAAAGACACAGACAAAAGATCAAGAAGTAAGATATGTCGTTGACTTTGACAAAATTGAGACTTTTGAACAACTCAAAGAGGTGGTCAGAGGTACGGTTTGTTCTTTGTCGAATCATCCAATTCCTAGACTTCGTATATCTGAAAAGGGTCTGGAAAACTTTCCTGTTCTGCGCGAGGTAGTGGTCAAGGAGGAACCGGCAGAATAATGAGTAAAAAGTGGCACGGCGGCAAGGGAGATGCCCGAAGGACCCGTGCCGACGATTCGGCATACCAGCGTGGGTGGGATCGAATCTTTGGCACTCAGGACACCGCCAATACCAGTAAACAAAAAGACACAAGTGAGGACAAACCCAAATGATTACTTACATCAAATCAGCTTGCGATCAGGTCAAATGGTGGAACAAGCAACCAACAGATGCGGATCACACGATCAACAGTTTTGATGGGAAGTTCAACTTCTCTGATCATGAGCTCGTGCCGGAATGCCTACGTGACTTTGTCCATGAAAAATTCCCGGACGAAAGAGCATTTGCACACATCCCGTTGAGCGACGTTAATGAAACACTTAATAGTGTTTGGGGCGGTAAAGGCTCTATGGCGCGTGTCAAGATGGAAGCGGCTCTGATGCGTGGCAGCGAAAAGACAATCGTTGCGCTCGATAAAAACATTTCGGGGACCAAGCATTTCAATTCTGTCTCCAAAGATATGAGTGTCGATGAATTCTTGGCGGCATACTGTGTCGAATGTGACCCTTCGTAAGAGG